TACCTGATCTAGCTACTAAGACTTGTCCATTAGTAGGTGCATTACTTACCTTTAGATTTGCCTCATCAACTACGTTATCTGCAATTACTGTCGCACCGTCAGCTGTAGAAGTTACTTCTCCAGAGTGGTTAGGGTGTACATAGTTATTAGCAGATGCTGCAATACCATTTAATTTCGTATGGTCTGCATCAGTAAAGTTATTCTGAGATAACTGTCCGTCTTGTACTGAATAAGTTGTGTTTGTATCAGGAGGTACTTGCCATGAACAAGTTCCGTCTCCATCTATACGTAAGAATTTAGTTGTACCTGATTCACCAGTTGAAAGTACTGCTGTACCTTCAGGAGTCCCACTACCTGCAGTAGCCCACTCCATACCATTAGAAGTGTACTTAAGGTATTTATCTGTACCCGAAGGTGCATTATGAATATCTAATTTAACTTCTGCAATAGTATCATCAGCTATTTTAGCATTAGTAACTTGACTTGCTGCTATCTTAGCTGTTGTAACTGAATCATTAGCTAAAGCTGATACTTCACCAGAACCTTTCATCCAGATAATATAATCAGGATGTGCTGTTAAGTTTGCACCGAAATGAATACTAGATCCATCAATACAGAATCCATCATTAGATCCTATAGATGTACCAGTATTAGGTTCCTGTAAGACACCAGCTATACTAATAAGTAAAGCAGCTGCTTGAGCTGGTGTAACGGCAGTATTAGTACCTTTAGTAACTAACTCATAATCAGCTGAACCTGCAGAGAATGCTCCACTAGCATTGTTATGTGCTTTAAGTTCTAAATATTGATAGTCAGTTGTAACTGCGCCACCGCCACCACCAGAAATGGTGATAGTTTTAGTTGTTCCAGTACCACTAGCTACAACACCAGAACCTACAAAGTTAATTATTTCTGCTGCTGTAGATAAAGAACCACCTTCATCTTGTATAGTAATAGCTGCGCCGCCGCCACTAGATGCCTTCCAGGCAACACCAGTAGCTGTAGAACTATCAGCTGTTAATACATGGTCATTGGTACCTACACTTAATGCTGTAGGATCCCCAGACCCATCACCTACTAATATCTCACCTTTAACATCAAGGTCAGAGTTCATTACAGCACCAGCTGCATCAACATTAGTAGCGTCAGTTACATCAGCACTTGCTTCAATACCTGCTAGCTTTGTAAAATTAGCTGCTGACATTGATCCTGCTACTGAACCAGAAGAAGCTACTAGTTTAGATCCTTCTATAGCTGCAGACGCATTGACGTCAGCATTAACAATAGAACCATCTACTATCTTAGATGAGTCTACAGAGTTAGCAGATAAGTGTACTAGATCAACTGATCCATCTACATACTGATCGCTATCTACAGAGTTAGCTGACATATGTTCTAAATCAATAGAACCTGCTGCATAGTGTTGAGAATCTATCTCGTCATCTTTTATCTTAGTTCCAGTTATAGCAGAATTTCTAACATTAACTGTTATTCTCTCTTGATCTCTTAACTCATGTATAGCATATAAGACTTGCTTTTGGTTATTATTGAGATCATCTGCTTTAATAGAAGATCCAGCTGTATAAGTAGCTTTAGGATCATGTACTCCTACTACTCCACTTGTTATATCTGTTTCACGATATATACGAATAGTCCTATTACTCTTAGGAGCACCCGTAGATTCACAGACATTACTATTAACACCTGTATTATTAAATGTTATAGTACCGCCTGCAGCTGTCCAGTCATCTATTGTAAAGTTAGTTACATCTACAAAGTTTGCATTAGCGTCAGTAACTTTAACTTTTATGTCTTCTTTTTGGTAGGATTGGAAAGTATAAGTCCAAGTAAGATCGGTTCCGTTTACACCATCCCCAGTCCCTACATATTCTTTTGACGTTTGTGTTGTTGCCATGTTTATTTATACATATCTAGTATGGATGTGTACCCGGTGGTTTTACGTTTCTTCTTGAGACGTTCTAAATCTCTATCTCTTTCTACTGATTTCAACTCTTGAATATCAAGATCTGCTTCAATCGTTTGCCAAGCATTTTTCTTAGCATCTCTAAAGAGTTTTTTAAGTATTATATTATGATAATAATCCTTAGATTCATACAAAGCTCGATTACCATTTTTAATATCTGCTTGCATTTCTTCCATAGATGCGATGACTTTAGGATCTTCAGCAAGTTTATTTAACTTAAGTTCTAAATTCTGAAGACCGATAGCTCTTTGGAAGCGTGATCTGATTTCAGGTGCATCTGTTAAATCAGTACCATCTGGAGCAAAGTATGTAGTTTGACGTAAGTCATATCCACTATTAAATAAGAATTCCCTACCCTTACTATAATCTAAATTAAAAGATACAGGTATAACAGAATTCCACATTCTAGTTAATGGATCGTGATTCTTTAGAGGTTGACCTGTTAATAGATCATATTTAGCTGGAAGAGGTGCAAATGCTAATTGTTCAGATAATAAGTTTCTATTTCTAATAGCATCAGTTATACCAGAACTTAATTCTCTAGTATATGGTGAGAATAATTTACCTAATTCATTACGAAGTCCAGCTAATGGTACTTGGTTATTTAATAGATTAGCTAATATTCTATTCTGTTGTCCAGGTGCTCCACCTATTAAATCTACAAATTGCTGAATACCAGCTAAGTAAGATTTACTTACTATGCCTTGTGAAATAAGTAAAGATACTTTCATAAATTGATCTTCAGTCCATTCATCTCCCATGAGTTGACTAGCATCACCTATATCACCTATAATAGAGAATATTTGATTGAAAGGTTCAATTGAATCATATCCAACCCATACTTCTCCTAACCTTAATTGTCTAGCTCTATATCCTCCATCTACCCATGCTTGTCTCTTTTGTCTATCTACTGGACCATTACCAGTTAGATTACCATTCATCCAGGACCATATAGCCATACTGACTACACCAGTACCTATAGCTAAACGACCTGTTTGTAAAGCTTTAGCATTAGCTAATTCTTCAGCTGAAGTAATACCATATTTAGCTACGTCATCAAGATTATCTGGTGTAGCACGTGCTATTACATTAAACTCTTTTACTAAGAAGTTAAAACCAGGAGTATGTTTAGCAGTTAATTCTAAACCATTAACTCCCGTTCTTGCGAATAGGAAGAAAGGCTTTACCCAAGGATGAGCTTGGAATACTTGGTTTAATCCAGCTGGAAATCCTTCTAATTCTTTAGTTAAGGTAACTTCTTTACGTGCAAACTTAGTTGCTTCATCAATAATATTACCTTGTCCATCGAATATTTGACGATAGAAATCATCTTCAAAGGCTTTGATTAATTCTGGAGTTACTTCAGTATAACTTTTTAATGCTCCTTTATTCTGAGCATCTATAGCAGACCTTAGAGCTTTTTCTCTCATCTTAGCTCTTCCTAAAATGAAAGCAAAGGCATCATCAGTTGCTGCCATTACCTTAGTACTCCAACCTAAGAAGCTATTATTATTCATCTGTCTAGCCATATTAGCCATTTTGAAGAAAGCTCTATCTCCATCTGTAGCTCTACCGCTATCTTCAGCCCAGCGTCTTAATACTTCCCAATTATCATCATTTCTAGTATATTCTGAGAATCTTGTTTTAATTGTAGATAAATCTCCAGCCCAATATGAATCTAATTTACTCTTAAATAAAGTAAAGGATTCTGGAATAGCTTGCATCATAGCATTAAGCGAAGCTAAACCTGTTCTTAAAGTAGTTACATCTCCAGTGAAAGGCAGTTGTAAGGTAGCTCCAATGATCTGTGAGAAGGGTCTCATAAATGTAGCAGTACTTGTACCCATAATAGCCCTTATAGGGGTCTTAGGGCCACTCAAGATACTGTGTATCATCATACCTTCTAACTCTCTAACTAAAGCACCAGTCTGTTTCTTACCTTCAATTTCACCACCTTTAATCATCTTCCTAGCCCAAGCATCAAAGTCATCTAAACTATTAACAGTTTTCATTGAAGAGAATGCTTCAAATAAAGCCATTAATAGATCACCATCTTCATCATTTTCAGCTATTTTTAAGATAGATTGGATAGATTCTCTTGTATCAGCCATCTCTTTAGAGAGAGTTTCTTTAAGATATCTACGTTTACCTGCTCCTAATTCAGCAAAATTCTTAGATTTAACAATTCTAGCTCTCTTAACTTCAGTTAAAGCGACTAACATCGTATTAACTATCTGTTCTCCAGGTGCATCTATATCTGTTAAATCAGCAAAATCAGCTATTTCTCTACCAGATATACCTAAATCACGTACTTGTTGTAATAAACTACCTACAACTAAGTCAGCTACAACTACATTTCTACTAGTAATTGTATCGATTTGGTCAGCTGTACCTTTATCATAGACATCCCAACTCTCAAATATCTCTGCTAGATACTCTTCAGCTGGCATTTCTGCTGCATTTCTACCTTGTGTTATCCTTTGATGAGCTGCAATAGCATCTCCATATACATCAACTAATCGCTTACGACTAGCTTTTGTTCCCTTTATGATTCTTTGATAACTTTCATTACTCAATAGCTTTCTTAAAACTTCATCAACTAACTCTTCAGATATATCTGCTTCTTTAGCTATTCTTTCTTTTTGGATTGGTGTGAATGGATTACCTGAAGAACCATCTTCTGCTCCCCATTCTCTCCTTATTCTTTGTTGGTTTTCCCAAACAATGAAAGGATCATCTGTTGAAAGGTTGTCTCCTTGCCAAGAATCTGCTACTCCTTTATTTTTAGCAGCACGGAATTCTTCATTTCGTCTTAATTCCTGTAGAGCTTTTCTTTCAACATTAGTTCTGACACTTTCATTTCTTCCAAAAATTCTATTTCTTACAGGTTTTGTTCCCTTACCTAATAAGATAGAAGCACTATCAAATGCAAAACCAATACCCATACCTTCTACGATATTCTTAAACTTCCACATTAAAGGATGTTCAGTATCTTTAGTAGATAGAGGGGTATCCATCATACCATATCGGTCTCTTAACATACCAAGTGCATTATGTCCGTCTGATTCCTTAGAAACTAGATCGGATACAGCACCTATTCCAGCAGCTCTTACAAGGCTCTGAGCACCTAATAATCTAGCAGCTGCTACACCAGCTACAGGTATTCCTGCAGCTACTGCTCCTTTAGCTGCGACAACTGTGCCAGCAGCTAAGGAACCGAAGTGAACTAAACCTCTTAATAAACCACCCCACCAAGTATTGGTGACAATCGGATTTTCATTTGCGCCTGTAGGATCCCATTCAGGTTTATAGTAACCTTTCTCATCTATCTCTTCTTTCATCTCCCCACTGAACGCATCTACTGTACGTTCTGGGAAAGTTGCTATTGAAGAGGCAGTATCTTGAAGGCCACCAGTTATTGCTGATTTTGCTTCCTGTACGACTCCTTTTAATCCTGTTTGTGGTGTTTGTTGCTGTTGAATTGCAAGATCTTGCTCTACTTCTTGTTGAGTTTCTTTCTCTTCACTCGCCGACATCTCCTCAAAATATTGGTCAACATTTTGAACGGATTCATCGATTAGTTGTTTATCTGCTTCCACATCTGGAAGATCGAGTTCTAAATCTGGTTCCATATTACCTTAGTAATTAAATTCCCCCGCCTGTATAAGGCACCGACGGTCCTTCATTTGTTTTTGTTTCTCGTGGAGTTGTTAACCATTTACCTAGCTTGTAAATAGGAGCGTCTTTATATGAATCTGCATATGTCCGTTCAGGGCCAGTATTGAAAATAATTGAATATCCTGCAGATGGTATAAGTTGATCTATATGATTACTTGGGTGCACAGGTACGTCACTTGAAGTTTCTTGCATTTGATTTACTAACTCTGCATCTGACCTACTTAGTTTTGTTAATCTTCTGTAGGAATTATTTAACAATGCAAAATCACCAGACTTACTAGCATTCAATCTGATTTTATGCATCATTAATTCTTGTTGCATTTCTTTATCAAATACTCTGCCTTCAAAAGTTTCTACTAATCCTGCTTCTTGAAATTCCTTAAAGTCTTTAGCAGTAAAGCCATATAATCCAAACTCCCATGTTGCAGAAATACCTGAACTATTAGCTATATTTATAACAGTATCTAAAGATTTATCGTTAAGTGTAGGTGGTTCCATTAAAGGATTACTAGGAAAACCTTTTACATTATTCTCATTACTTGTTCTTTGTATTCTAGGTAATAATACTTTTACATTCTCAGGTTTCAACATTAAGTTATATAACCGTGCAGGTGTACTTTTATGAAGTAGTTTCTTTTTATCTGCTGGAGAAAGATTATTTTCCGTTTCATCATCTTTTAAACTTTTTTCAACTGGTAACGTAAATCCACCTTTTGTCCATGCATCACCTAATAATTCTACGGCTTTAGCTTCTGATCCTTGGACCAAACCTAATGTCTTTAATCTGTGATTTATAATACTATCTGCACTTTTATAAGGGTATGATCTAGACAGCTCTACATAATAACTTGGTAATGGAGCTTGTGGACCTCCTTCAGCTTTAAATTTTAAAGCCTGTAGAAGAGCAGCTTTTTCTCCTGGTAAAGCATCTGTACTATTAAGTACTTGTACTCTATCTTTAGTCTTTATCATATGTTGTAACTGTTTCCTAGTTTGTGTTGCAGATTTATTCTGACCACTAGATATATTCCCCGAATATGCACCGGTTTCTAATCGTTTTAATACTATTTTAGTTGCTTCATCAAAAGGATCACCTTCAAATTCCTCTTTCCTAGATAGTATGTTTAAATATACCTCTTTAAAATCAGCTGTAGCTCTTTCTTGAGTAATAACATATGCACCTGATTTTTGTATATCTTTATCTACCTCTTTAGGGAAGTATTTAGCACCTGCTAATTCACCTTTTAGTCTAGTATCAAATTTGGTTAAGACATCCTTACCGCCTACAAATTCATGGTGTTTAAGTAATTTCTCATAATAAGTTTGTCTAGTTTCAGGATCTTCTATATTATTAATTTGTTGTCTCCAGTTCTTTATTTCTTTTAAAGTTGACATTTGAAGATCTAAAGCACTGGTTCTATCGTGATCGTTTTGATCTTTATAATCCCAATACCCTTGGAGTTGTTGAAAGTGAACATTATCTTCAGATATTACAGTTACACCCATACCAGCTAATTGTTTCCTAGCAATACTAACTGCATTACTAACATCTGCAGGGGTTATCTGTTCACCTTTTGCTGCTTTTTCATCCAGTAGAGTCATTTGTTGTTGAACGACTGTTGAGATATTTTTATTTCTTTCGTCAATTATTCTATTGTGTTCTTTGTTTTCAGCTTGAGTTATTACTTTATCAAATTGACTATACCCTACTTTATTTATCTCAGAATACTTCTTTTTTTTACCATCTGTTCTAGATAACATATCACCAGATTCTAAAGAATTCCTAGCCATGGCTGGTGTTATATAACCTTTTTCTAGCATATCTTCTAATTCTGCTACAGCTAATTCAACTCCTAAAGGTGTATTCGTACCATCAGCTTGATTAGAGAATTCTGATATCATATTAGAAACACAAGCTGATGTAGATGCTCCAGCAGCTGTAAAACAATTAGTGAATCTAGTCCTACGTTTTGCTTTATGCTGTTTTAGCCCATAGTTTCTACGTTCTTCAGCTACTCTAGCATCATTAGCCTTCCAGAACTCATCCATTTTGGTTGTTACTATATTCCTACGAATATGGTTAGGAACTCCTTCTAATTCTGAAAGTCTCAGAAAGGTTGATTCCATAAACCTTTTTGCTATCCGCATTTGTTCTGGTGAACCTGATTGCTGAACTGCTGCCATGGTATTCATTCCTTCTGGTAATCCAGGTATCGGTTTATTCATAGAATAAAGCATGAAATCTGGAAACTTATCAGCTACGAATGCTGCTGCTGCTCTTTTATTATTTGTATGTTCTAAAACACTATTATAATAAGCACCTATGGAATTATTAAAATTAGTATCATTTAATACTTTACCATTATTAGCTTCTCCTTTATCAGTTGCTTGTTCCTTAGCATTTATCTCACCTTCTACAGTTTTATTTGCTTCTTTCTGTTCCTTTTCTAATTTCTTCTCTTCCTCTTCTATTTTCTCATAAGGATTACCAATTTTACCTTGTTGCTCTTTCTCTCTTAAATCTTGATAAGCATTTATGAAGTTTGACTTTCTAATTTCCTGGGTAAGTTTAGCACCTTTACCTACTATATCTAATAATTGCTTTGTTTGTTTTTGTTTAGCATCTGCTGCACGATAAGCCTCTTTTATAGCTGCTTCAAAATGTGCAGACATCTGTTTCTGTTGCTGCTCTACAGCATCATTAACAGGTTTAGCAGGATCATTATCTAACTCTAGATAATTCTCTTTATTAGTGTTTAATAATTCTTCTAATGCCATTAGTTTAACTCCTCAAAGTCTATATCAATTTCATTATAATCAACATGGAAGAATCCACGAGGATTAACATGTACAGCCATAGGGTTTTTCTTCATAACATCTTGAGCCATAGCACCACGGAAACGTTTGATAGGATTACCAGCATAAGAGTACTCATATATTTTATAACCTTTAGGAGAGGTACCTACAATCTCTACATCACGTTTAAGTCGTAGATCACTTCCTCCTCCTCCAATAAAGCTTAATGGTCCTCCAGCAGCAGCACCAGTAGCACCAAAAGCACCTAAACCATACATACTTCCAGCTATACTTAATCCAGTCTGTACTCCACTTAATATCATACCACCTACATCTCGTGGAGGCATCATAGTAGGAGGTCCAAACTCAGGAGGTAAACCTAATTGAGATTTATTCTTCTGTAGCATTGATGTTTGTCTTCTTTCAAGGTTAGTTAACATAGTAGCTTCACCTTGACCATATAATTTCGATAACGAATTATCTAATTCTTTAGTTTTAGCAAAATAATTAGCCATCTTTTTCGCTCTACCAGCAAATCTGGCACCTCCTCCTTCGTCTACATAAGAAGAAGTCATTTCTTGTCTAGCTAAAGCTTCTTTACCTTGAAATACTTTACCTTTAGCGGCATCGAATTGTACTTGTAGATCACTCAAATCTCTTGAGTAACCCATACCAGTAATAAATTTACTGTTTTTAGCAAAGGTAGTTTCTTTATTCCAATACTTTACAGCATTAGATTTATAGTTAGCTATCTTAGCGTTATTTCTTGCTTTGGCAGCGGCTCTCGCTCCAGCGTTAGGATCTTGACACACGGCAAAATTCAATAAAGGGTAATTTGTTTGGGCCGAAAGGAATTTTTCGCAAAAATTTAAAGCCCAAAAATTTTAATAGTTTTAGGTGAATAGTATTACGACAGTCAACTACATTCCAGAGTAAGGGTTCAGACCGACCTTCAATGAACCGTTTAGATTCTCTAGCAAATGTAATCGGGTAATCATGGATTGCAGGTGTACATAGCATCCAGACTTCTCCTTGTGGTCCGACTCCAGCCATACCAGCAGTCTTGCCGTTAGGCACTTCAAACCACACCGCAGTAGCCTCTGCAGCTATCCAATGGGCATAATCTATAGGATCATTCCCGTGGCCTTCTTCGACCTCTCTACGGTCTTCTGGGCGTAAGTTAGAGGCCACCTCTAAGGCAGCCTCCAGTGTAATTGGGTGAATGTATTTAGACACGTCTATAATATTTAGGTGAATAGTCTCCTTCCCAAGACATTGATCTTAAGGTAGCAGGAGCTGGGTGAGATGATTTAACAGTTATATCTACATTACTATTCTTCTCATATACTGGAACAGTCTGTACATGTTCTTTTAAATATGGTGCATCTGCTACATCGTATTCATCCATAGTAGTAGATTCATAAACCTCAGTATAATCTGATTTACCTACTCTTTCTAATGTAGTAGCATATAAACCTATTTTACCAAAGGCTAGTTTTAATCTATGTACTATTAATGAAGAGTTGATATCAGATCTAAACTGTTGTCCTGCTTGTTGTCCTACATATATTCTAGGAAACTTTACATTATATTCATAGAGATAACCTATATGTACTGTAACACTAGACCAATCTCCTGGTACTGTAAATGAAGTCCCTGCAGATGTAACTGTTACTTCAGCGTATCTACCTTCTCTAGCTGTAGCAGAGTTAGAGTCAACTACAATAAGTTTACCATTAGGTACTGGGTTTGTACTTATATCTGATTGCCAATTGAATACACAACTTCCAGTACCATGAGTAAATGTAGTTAAATGTGTAGTTGAATTATACACCCCTCCTTGGATCTCTACATGATTATCTAGATGTAATAGGTAATTAACACTATCTTGATCTATTGAAGGATCAGCAGAAGCTTGTAATATATTTATACTTTGTAAGAAATTATCTTTATCTAGGAAGTAATAAGTATCATCAACTATAAAATGGTATTTAATAGGTACATTATGTTTCCATTTGAACCATGCAGACTGTTGTCTTTGATCGGCTTGGTTGAAGTATTTGAATCCATATACTGTATCACTATTATGTTTACCGAACATAACAAGACCATTCTCTCTAGAGTTTGTAACTAGATCAATACTATTAGGTAGTAGAGATGGTACTAGTTTACTAGCTTCTACAATATCAGGTTTACCTTCTCTACTGACATTTGCCATCTCTTGGAATCTACTATACTTACCTGAGTTATCTATAAAACCAGTGGTAGTTCCCATATTGATGGGAGGTAATTCTTTATTATAGTTATAAGTAGCAATAGCTCGTAATTTGGCAGTATCTGGGTTGAATATAGTATCATCTGAAGCTAGTAAGAATTGTTGGTTTGTACTGAAACATAGTAATCCAGCTGGTGTTTCTATTCCATCAAATAATTCTGAAGGAAAAGTAGAAGAACTAGATATATCTACTGGGTCAGATCCACTAACTGTTAAAGCAGAATTAAGCCAGAAATTACTTAACCCTCCAGCTCTAGATGTAATAACATTCTCTCCTGATAAGAATACTAATCTGTTTCTAAAGAATAATACTCTATTTATCTTAGACGATCCATCGGCAAACGAAGGTTTAGGATTAGTTACATCATCACCTACATCTCTATTAGCCCATGAGTATTCTTTCACTAAGAATATTACAGGATTAGTACCATTAATAGCCTGTCTTTGTAAGATATGAGGCATAGTAGCAGCGTTCAAACTCTTTACTATACCAGGAGCTGGACACTCTTGCCATGAACCAACACCATCTGTGTTATTCTCTCCTACAAATTTAACATAATAATCATCTTCTTCTGAGTTTCTAGTATTAGATACTTTGACTATATAACCATGCTTACATTGTTGAGGTAGATCTGATACATCATTAACCTCAGTCTGCATAACTCTCATCAAATCTCTTTCTACTACTTCTACATTAAAAGCTTGAGAGGTAGAGTATATATAAATACCATTACCTATAACTTCGTATGATAATCCAGTACCGCTTAATTCAGCTACAATACCTCCTAATATAGTATCAGGTGTAACAGCTGTATCAGCATCAAATGGAGTAGGTCTAGGTCGTATAAGACCGTTTGCTCCTCCATTAATAGTTACTCTAACAGGTATAGTCTCAGCTTTTTCTACTACAATTTCGTAGTTTTGTGTGGTAGAAGAAGTAGTCATGTTAACACTCTTAGTGCTACTTACTGTCCAACCTTCTCCACCATGTAATAACTCTACATTTCTATTATATGTACAAGCGTAATGACTATCACTAGATCCATCACCAGTCATACGACCTTGCTGACCTAAAGTAGTGATACGGAATACGATATTCTTTTTAGAACCATCATCTTCTGTAAATACTTGAGTACCAATACCTGTACATCTACCAGTACCAGCTCCCTCAGATAGATTATCACTATTCAGTTTAATCTGTGTAGCTACTGTATTGTTAGTTGTACCAGTCTGTGCAGGATCATGTATATTTAATGCGTATTGTCTACCGTTTTCTGTTCTTAATAAATCTACAAATGCTGAATATGTATGTGGTCTACCGTCTGTAGTACCTGTTGTAGTTACAACTGTATCTCTATTATTTAAAAATGTACTATCATTAATAGTTAAAGCTTGTACGTCTTCAGTATTACTAGCTGATAAATAGTTTGTAATTGAGGTATGGGCAGCAGTACCTGAGTTATAATTACTCTGTGTATATGCTCCACTAACTGCAGCATAATGTACAAATATTTCATCGCCAGCAGAGTTTACCTTTGTACCTCCAGCATTATAGATATCATCTGTACACCACATTCTGATTTTACCATCTGCTGCTACTTCACCTATATAAGAACCTTCTTCTTCATCACGATAGTAATGGAATAATGTACTTTTAGTACCAGTTGTACCTTGTACATTAGTCAACTTAGCTGTCTTTATTCTAGTAGCACCTGGTCTCTTATATAAACCATAGGTAATATCTGGTATAGAATTTTCTGTATCTGTAACTTGTCCTGGGAGTTTCAGCTGATCTGGCTGTTCAGATATACCCCCATTATAAGCTTGTACTGTTTGAGTAACACTAGCCATTATCTTGTAAGGTTTCTCCAGGGTTGATATGTTCTATAAGTACTATCTTCTGGGAATCCAAACATAGTAGGATTACCTTGATTGCACTCATATTCCAATAGGGATGCTCTAGCAAGTGATTCTTGGTTTGCTAAGAGTTGAGTTAGTTGTGGGTTAGATACAAGTTGAGTGGCTGCTTGTCTTGATGCTCTATATATTATATAACGTTGAAATACAGTAGGTACTTTTTCAAATTCATATAGAGTAATCACATCTAAATATATACCGTCTGACGATAACTCAGACCAATCATCAGTATGATCGAATTTATCATATAAATATCCATTTCTTATTACTACATCATATTGTCTTTTAACCCAACCTTCTTCTACATCTATCTTTAATACATTGGTAGCAATAGGTATCTTATTAGTAGTAGAATCAGGTTTATATTGGACATGTTTTTCTGTATTAAAATGCCAACCTTCAGCTTGTACATCTACATTAGAATCTCTTAATAGATTATATATAAATGATATTTCTGGGTTATCAAAATTTATTGTTGTTATTGGTGATTGACCGATAGCTCCCAGTATTGCATTTACAGCGGATAGTTCGGTATCGGTATCAATTGTTGTGGAAGCCATAAGTTATATGAATAAAAAAAGGGAGCCCGAAGACTCCCCTAATATGTTGGTTAATTTTTTTAAGTTTAGCCGAACGCAGCTGGCTTAGTGTTTGTTCCGCAGAACAACTCAACAGCAGCAGCTGGGTTTAGATAGTCAGCACCCATTGCTAGGCGTCCAAGTATCACGTCACCTTGATAGATAACGGAAACGTCGCCTGAGGTTACTTGTACCTGAGGGCCAATGGCCTCAACTACACCTGCAGCTTCACGTTGGAAGATAAGTCCACAAGAGTTGTTGAACTTAGCTTCTTGTCCGTAGTCATTTACAGTGTCGTTATGCTGATCACCCATTGCATTGCCAACAAATGAACCTGAGTTACCAGGATCAGTTGTGCCAGGAGCAGTAGCAGAAGCAGCACCATACTTAGTACCGAACTTACCGAAGAAAGGTATGTTCATGGATTTGTATATCTTGATTCCGGCAATCTCGAATACACCCTTACCTGATTGTAGGGCATCTCCTTGCTCGTCACGGTTAACAAGATAAGCACCGATTCCAGCCCCGTCTAGACCCTTGATAAGAGCATAGTATTGACGTGGGTTTAGTACTCCAACTCTTCCTTCAGAACTTACACCCTTCTCATCTAGTGCAGCTGCAGCATCATAGAATGCAGTCACGAGATCATCTGGATCATAAGCTTCTGCACCAGAGTTAGTAGCAGTACCAACTTGGATCTGTGTTCCACCTGGTTCTACAAAGTTAGTCTTAGTTACAGGTGATGGCTTACGTGCAGCCTTAGTGATCGCACGGAAGATACGCCTATCATAATTTTCTGCTAATGCATAACCGATCTTTCTTGAGATCTCACCACGTAAATCATAGTGGGCAAGTGTCTCATCAAGCTCATATACGAATGCACTTGAGATTAATAGATCGTCGCATTGGATTAACTTCTCAGCTACTGGTGGAGCGTTGTCACTGTTACCGAGAATGGACTGGCCTGGCGTATGAAATTCGCTCGTGGTCCGTCCCGTATAGATGAACTGCAATGATTTGCCGTTCTTCAATGTTCTTCTAGTAACTAGATCCCTTGCAATTGTATTGCGTTGGAATCCTGTGAACATCTCTCCACTAAATAGCTTGAGGAATAAAGCCCGTCGCTCGGCGGTAGTAAAGGTTCCACCTGCACGGGTCGCATTATCAGCACCTGGCGCGGTAAGCGAGGTGAGTAATGCACTATTTTGATGTGCCATTTAATTGGATAAAGTTTATATTGACTTTCTTACGTACGTAAAATTTAATTGATTTGTTTTGTGGTCTATCCCACCGTCTAGACGGCTAATAGGTATCCTCCTTGGAGGGCTAAAAGCCAATTAGTCAGAGGTCCGACACTGAGGTGCCTCTAACCAAGCCTTACCTTGTTCGTGATAATTAACATGTAAGGTTTCAATAAATACGAAAATAGCTAGAAGCCCGAAGACTCCTAGCCATAATCCGTTAACCTGTAAGGGCTTCTTCAAGAGATTCATATTCTTTCTCTTCATCTACGCCAGGTGGTTGTTTATCACTTGGCATAGTGTCTAGCTTCTCTTCAGGTTCTGGCGATAAGGATGTGACATAAGCTGTCATCCCTGCTGTTTGATGTGCCAATTTACTTATATGTATATTTAGTGTAAGTTACACCACGATACTTTAGTTTAGTAAGTCTCTTAAAATCTTCTTGCTCTTTAACACGAGCTTGGAGTTCTAATGCTGACATAATAATACCTCAGTACCTAAGCCCCGTTCCATGCTTAGGTTTCATGCGTCCATGAAAAATGGATGAACGGACGTGATGTTATTTTCTTTTAGGAGGCTTTGGTAGTTTTCTCTTAGGATTGCCTGGTGGTTTTGGTTGACCAGGGTTTGACTTCTTAGGGGGTCTACCTCTTTGTGACCCGTAGGTACCTTTACCCGAGGTCATATGTTTTCTCCGTAGTAGATGCTAAATCAAGTGGAAAATTGTGTGCATTTCTTTCATGCATTACTTCCATACCAAGGTCAGCCCTATTTAGAACATCTGCCCAGGTTGGAATTACTCTACCTTTTGAATCTGTAACTGATTGATTAAAATTAAACCCGTT